TAAATCGTGTACTTGGATTTAATGTTAAATCGGGCACACAGATACCAGGTAGTGCAAACAGAATAGGACCAGGCTTCCTTCCACTAAATGGATTAAGTTCTATGGAGGGAAATTTAAATCTTGGATCTAACAAAATAGTAAACCTTTCACTTCCATCGAGTGGAACTGATGCTACTAATAAAAACTATGTAGATGACAATGCTAACGCTTTTGCAACAGTCAAGCAACTTAGAGATACAAGTGTTGATACTGTTGGAAGTAATGAACTTGCAGTGTTTAGTGGTAAATCTATAATTTACACTGAACCAGAAACAGGTGGAACATTTACAATTGGTGACACAATCCAAAATGCTGCTATATCCCCAACAGCAACTGGTGTTGTTGTTGATATTGAAACAATTACTGATGAACAATTTGGAAGCATCAGAAAAATTGTTTATACTCCAGGTAGTGGAACATTCGATCCAGACAACGATACTATTTTCGAAAATGGAGGCAGTGCCCAAGCTATAGGATTATCTACACCATTACAGGCAGATGTTGGCGGGCCTTTCCCAGAAATTACACATGCTTCGGAAGCAACTTCAAGTGATATTAACCTTACTATCACAAGAACAGCTGCAGGTGCAGAATTTGACTTCCAGTATGAAGCAGATAGTTTAGTTAATGCTGATGTAAACAGTGCGGCGGCTATTGCACAAAGTAAACTTGCTATGAATACAGCAGGCACAAGAGCAAACGCTACGGGTATTAGCCAAAGTGACCTAGGTGTCGCAACATTTAAGGATACAGAATTTACAGAAACTAGTGGCTTTGTAGAACTACAAACAAGTTCGAGTACAGCGACAGGTATTGCTCCTGGTAAACTACAGCACATTGCTACTGACACAGTCCTAGGTAGAAGTGCCGCAGGCGACGGTGCAGTAAGTGCTATTAGTTTTGGTACTGTACTTGATGAAGGTGGTGCTCTTAGAGATAGTGAATTTGGTGCATTTGGTAATAGTGGTGACGAAGTTCTAATTAGAACAGCGGCAAACACTTATGGTGTCACAGAGGTTACAACATCAGGTGAAAACAGTCGTATTGTAAAAACTCTAAGTAACGGAAAAATCCGTGTACAAGGACTTGTACTAGGTGGAGCTGACAGCTATGAAGTTGCTACAACAACAGGAACAGGTACTACTCTTACAGTCAAAACACCTGGACAGGCTGTTATATTCAATGCAACTGGTAATACTAGTGCTAGTTTGGTTACAAAGTTTCCTGGTATTATAGATATAGGTGATACAGGACTTGAAACAGAAAGTAATTTCCAAACTGCAAGTTCATATGCATCCGAAGGTTTTGTAAGCACAGACTGGATTTACTCTAACTTCATTGAAGCACTAACGGAAAGAGATGTAAACAGCACTGGAATTGGCTTAGGAGCAGGCGGCGGTTTTACAGAAAGTGCTGCAAACACTATTGTATTTGTAAGCAATGGCGCTGTTCGAGCAACTATTGATAGTACAGATTTACATGTTGATGCAATATCAAGTTTAAATTCAAACACTGATCTTACACTTAGTGGCAATGGTTCTGGCATTGTTAGAATAAGCGACAGTTTAGATGTAAACAGTATCGAATCTAGCTCTGCAAATACTAATCTAACATTATCAGCAAATGGCTCCGGAATTGTTGCAATAAGTGATAACACAAGTATTACTGGAACATTGACTGTGTCAAGCACAGCAACATTTAATGGAACATTGACTGTGTCAAGCACAGCAACATTTAATGGCAATGTTGATTTAGGTAATGCAACGGCAGATACTATTACATTTACAGGTAGAGTCGATTCAAACATAGAACCTGACTCAACGGCAAATAATAGAAATATTGGTGCTAGTGATAGACAGTTTAACACTGTTTATGCAAGTGTGTTTGAAGGTACAGCAACCTCAGCACAATATGCTGACTTGGCAGAGAACTATCTAGCTGATGCAGACTATGAGGAAGGTACAGTACTAGTGTTTGGTGGTGACGAAGAAGTTACTTTAACAAACACTAAAGGCAATACACGAGTTGCAGGAGTTGTGTCAACTAATCCTGCACACTTAATGAATTCAAATCTTGAAGGTGAACACGTCATAGCAATAGCACTACAAGGTCGTGTACCATGTAAAGTACTTGGACGGGTGGCTAAAGGAGACATGTTGGTTACAAGTGCCATACCAGGATATGCAATAGTTAATAATTCGCCCGGTGTTGGACAAGTAATAGGTAAAGCAGTAGGTGCCAAAGACGATGATGGCAAAGGCACTGTTGAAGTTGTGGTAGGGAGAGTATAATGGCTAAGAAAACTATCAACATTGGAACAAGTGTAAACGCAGGCAACGGTGATCCTTTACGCACAGCATTTGATAAAATTAATGATAACTTTGATGAACTGTATGCGGCAACAACCCTAGACTTAGACAGTATAGGTTCTAACATGATACCTACTACTGATGGTGCTTATGCACTAGGTAGTGCCAGTAAACAGTGGAGCGATTTATATGTAAAAGATTTTATCTACCTAGGCAACGCTAGATTACAATCTGATGTGCAAGGAAATCTTGTAATAAATGGTGCAAGTATAAAAGTAGACGGTGATGTAACTGGTAGTATTTTTGCAGATGATAGCACTTTACTTGTAGATGCAATAAATGGTAAAATTGTAGGTCCGGTCGAAGCCAACGTCACTGGTAATTTAACAGGAAATGTAACTGGTAATTTGACGGGCAATGTAACAGGAAATGTAACAGGAAATATAGTGGGGAACACAACTGGATACCATACAGGCGATGTAACTGGTAGTGTATTTGCAGATGATTCAACTATTATTGTTGATGGCGTTTCAGGAGCTGTAACACCTTCTGAATTTAAACCACCTATGCTTACACAAGCACAAATAGATGCACTTACACCTGTAGAAGGATTAATGGTGTACAACACAACAACAGGAAAGTTTCAAGGATATGCTGCAGACGCAAATAACGACAGTGTTGCTGGCTGGGCAGATCTACACTAAATATAGATATAGGAAAACAAAATGGCAGTAAGATATCCACTAATTATAGATGCAACTGATAATAACAAAATTAAGGAAATTCCCCTTAATGACAGTTTGAACCTTAGCACCAACAGTATTGTAAATGCTGTTAATATAACTGCTAGTGGAACGCTTACAGTTGGCAGTTTAGTAGTTGATAGTTCTAACGTAAACATAAATGGGATAGATCTTGCAACTGTCGCTCTAACAAACAGTTATACAGATTTAAGTAATAGACCTTCATTGTTTGATGGACAATATAGTTCATTAACTGGTAGACCTACTATTCCAACAACAATAGAAACACTAGCCAATGTTGGAAGCACATCTCCTACAAATGGCCAAGCATTAATATATAATGCTACATTGGGTAGATACGAACCAGGCGATCTCGCAGATGTTACCGTTGACTTAACAAGTCAAAGCATAAGTGAACTTAGTGATGTTGTAACTATATCAAATGCTCTAAATCAAGTTCTTAAATGGAATGGTGCAGCTTTTGTAAACGGTAACGTAGATTTTACAGAATTATCTGGAGCGGCAAATGTTGTAGAACAAGGTGATACATTCACAGGACCTACTATAGGTTTACATACAGGAGATGTCAAAGGTTCAGTATTTGCAGATGATTCAACATTGCTTGTAGATGGTATTAACGGAACTATACCAGGCTATATAAGTATAGCATCACTAAAAAGTATTGTAGCTGGAGCGGCATCCTACGGAGATTTTCAAACAGCCATAGCGGCATTGTAACGGAGACATGAATGACTATACAAACAATTAACATAGGAAATATTGCAAACGATGGAACCGGTGATGATCTTCGTGAAGCGTTTGCAAAAGTAAACAGTAATTTTTCAGAACTGGATACAAAGTTAAGTATAGCAGAAGGTTCAGAAGGTGAGAACCTTGGTATAGGCGAAGGCATTTTTGCACAAAAAAGCGACAATACACTACAGTTTAGAAGTATTGTAGCAGGATCAAATATAAGTTTAAGTGGAGGCGGCAATAGTTTAACTATCACAGGTGATGCAGCACTTAAACAATTAATTGTTGTATCCGATAGTGGTAGTGTGGTAATACCAGCTGGCAACCAAACTATTAGAATCCAAGGTGGAAATAATACATTAACAAGAGTAACTTCAGAAGATGTGTTTATTGATGTTCAAGGAGACGGTTTAGTAGAACTAGATACAAGTCCTACGCTAGGTGGATCTTTAGACGCCAATGCTTTTAACATCACACAAGCAAATACTATAAGTGCAACATCTTTTATTGGTAATGTAACTGGACTAGTAAATGGTATTGATGTAACAGATTTAAATACTTTCTTATTTGGATTTGACTTTGGTGCTATGACACCTACCGCTAGTAGTTTTTCTGATTGGTTAGTATTAAATTTAGATGTTGATTTTGGGTCTATATTAGTACCAAATGCTACAAATGTTGATCAAGGTGCATTAGTATAACTCCGATAAATACAATATAAGGAGTACATATGGCAGACTTTTGGACATTGCAATCTGAAAAAACGCTTGCAACAATAGAAGAACGGAAAACCCTTACAATAGCATTGCCGTTGAATGGCAGATATCTGCCACTAGAATCTACTGGAATGACAATAAGTGTAATTGCTGGTGAAGTTCCTCGTGGCATGCGCCTTGACGGTGCAAATTTCATAGGAACTCCGTTTGAAGTAGTTAGAGATACAAAGTATACTTTTGTTGTAAGAGCCAAACTAGGCGATGTTGTTTCTGACAGAACTTACAGTGTAATAGTTGTAGGTGCAGACGATCCAGTTTGGACAACTCCTGAAGATCTCTTACCAGTGGGTAACAACGATACTTATTTTATCATCGACAGCAGTCCTTTAGATTTTCAGTTAGTGGCAACTGATCCAGATGTATCTGCTGGTGACAATCTCGAATATTTTTTACAAACGGGAGATTTACCTCCTGGAATACAACTAACAGTAGATGGTAGATTAGTAGGTGTGGTAGACCCTATACTTGCGTTAGAAAAACCTGCAGGCAGTGGTCATTATGACTCAAATGTGTATGGAACATTTCCATATGATTTTGGCGTAAGATCTGGCAACGGTTTTGATAGTTTCTTTTATGATGTTTCTACGTTTGATCTATCAACACCAACTAAAAGTCCACGTAAATTAAATAGATACTATGAATTTACGGTTAGGGTTTCAGATGGAGATAATACAACAGACAGAACATTTAAAATCTATGTTGTAGGAGACGATTTCCTTAGATCAGATAACACAGTGATGCAGGTTGCCAATGGATTGTTTACTGCTGATGTTACCAACGTAAGAAATCCAATATGGCTTACTCCGAGAAACTTTGGATTTAGAAGAGCAAACAATTATGTAACTCTTTACCTTGATACTATTGATCCTAATGATGTAACTGGTATTACCACTTACTCACTTCTTGCAACAAATGATGATGGTAGTGCAAGTGCATTACCTCCAGGAATGCAACTAGACGAACAGTCAGGCGAAATTGCAGGGCGTGTACCATATCAACCTGCAGTAACTATAGAATATAAATTTAGTATTAGAGCAACTAGAACACAGGTAAATGCTACAGAAGCTCCACCATTCAAAGACAAAACTTTTACAGTTAAATTACTTGGAGAAATAGATAGTGTTTTGCAATGGACTAGCAATCCTAATCTAGGATTAATAAGCAGTAACTATGTAAGTACGTTATCTATTAGTGCAACGTCCACTGTACCAAATGCTAATTTACTTTATGTGCTAGAAAGCGGAACATTACCTCCGGGATTAAGACTAGGTCCAGATGGCGAGTTAATAGGAAAGATTAATAGTTTTGGAACAGCAGATGCTCCTGGACTAACAGTATTTGACAGTCAAAATCTTACTTTTGATGGAAACACTACTTCTGTTGATAGAGAATTTAAATTCACAGCATCTGTTAGAGATCATTTTGGTTACAGTAAAATTGAAAGAGAATTTACAATTAGTGTAACTGATCCTGACGACAAACTGTACAGTAATATTTTTGTAAGGCCATTTCTAAAACAATCACAAAGAGACGCTTTAACATCTATTGTTACTGATAATAATATTTTCGATGCTACTAAAATTTATAGACCTAATGATCCTAATTTTGGTTTACAAAAAAATCTACAGATGCTTATATATGCTGGAATAGAAACTAAACTAATTGAATACTATGTTTCAGCTGTAGCAAAAAATCATATAAGGAAAAAATTTAAACTAGGAGAAGTAAAAACTGCTATTGCAAAAACTCCTGGTACAGACAATATTGTTTACGAAGTTGTGTACGTAGAAGTTATAGATCCTGCTGAAAGCACGACAGGTAAAACAAAAAATAAAATTACTATAAACAACAAACAAGAGATAAGTGTAGATCAAGAAAGGTATACTTCTGATGGTTATACTGTTGCAGGAGAAGCGATTGATTTATATGATCCGGACATTTTGACGGTAGGTACAAGACGTTTTAGTAATGTTACAATAGAATTCCTTCCTAGTTTGACTATAACAACTAGAGATGGCAATATTTTAACTATTCCAACAAGTGATGGATTTTATGTAGGTATTCGAGATCAGTTAGATAGTTTGGTAGAATTACAAACAGGAACTTTTGAACCTTATAGATTTAGACCAACACCTGAAAATACAATAAGGGTTGATAGCGATGCTTTAACTATTGATGGGAAAAATGACCTTACCCGTTACATATCTAACATAAGCAATATGCGTAACAATATTAAAGAACTAGGCGAAACAGAAATAAACTATTTGCCTTTGTGGATGAGAACAGCACAGCCAGGCAGTATTGCAAGATTAGGATACATTACCGCTATTCCGCTAGTATATACTAAACCTGGACAAAGCACCAGTATTAAATTGGCAATAGATAATGCTGGAATTAAGTTTAATCAATTTAACTACGATATTGATAGATATGTGATAGATACTACAGAAGGCAATTCTCAAGAACAATATATTGCTTTCGCAAATTACAAATTCAATGTTTAACAATGATAAATATACTTGGAGAAAAGAAATATGGCAAGTAACATAAACAGCACTGATATTGATGGATTGTATCCTGTAGCAGGACAGGATAATGATAGCCAGGGCTTTAGAGATAATTTTACAACTATAAAAAATAGTCTAGCAACTGCAAAAACAGAGATTACTAGTCTACAAGAGAATACTGCAAAACTTAACGCAAGTAATGATTTTGGTGGTAACGATTTGTCTGGTGCAAATTTAATTGCCAATAGTGAAGAAATTGCTAATAAAGGCTCTATTGGTACAAGCCAGGCGATTAACTGGACAGATGGAAACTATCAAACTGTACAGATTACAGCAGATTCATTAGTATTAACTTTTGATGAGTGGCCAGAATCAGGTAAGTTAGGACAAATGCGTCTTGCTGTGACATCTGATGCTAGCGGTCCTTACAATGTTACATTTGCATCAAGTGGTGGCACGTTAAAATATGACGCATCTTTCCCTGCCCCATTTACTATTAATTCAGAAACAAATCCAAAAATCATAGAAGTTTGGACAACAAATTCAGGCACAACTGTGTTTGCAAGATACATAGGCGAATATTCATAATATGTCTCATCCTTTGTATGATGACGCAAAAAATCTTACTGAAAATGAACTTTCAGAAAAAATTGCAACACTTTCAAAAAAGTACTGGCAAACTAATAATAGTGAAGTAAAATCACAAATTTTGTTGATCTTAGATGATCTAAAAGAAGAACAACGTTCGCGTATACAAAAAAGTATGCAAAATTCTTTAGATGATGACAATAAAGATCTTGACAATCTTATTAACATCAGTTAATATATACTAATGCTTATGAAAACAGACGACCTCGGTATACCACGATTTAGTAATCGCGACTTAATAGATATGATATATAGTGGTCATGCGGACAAAGTTCACGTAGTACTATGCGATGCAGATGACGATTTAGACAAGTTCAATGCCGCTATGGAAGAACAAGGTTTTGACAAACTACAGAAGTATATCCCATTAGATGTAGATCAAAAGACTTTTGACGGTGTATGTCAAAGTGAATGGTTTATGCCTGACAAATATAAAGAAATCGATGTAGAACAATATGTAATAAACAAATGTGAATTAGATATAGAACAACAAAGAGCATTTGCTGAATTACAAGAATTCCACAAACGTGGCATGACAAACTTGTTACGCTACATGATCTATCTTGTAGACTTTATGCGTGAGAACAACATTGTATGGGGTGTAGGACGTGGATCAAGTGTAGCAAGTTATGTGTTATATTTGATCGGGGTGCATCGTATAAATTCAATCCAATATGACCTGGATTGGCGAGAGTTCCTTAGATAAGTAAGCATATAACAGGAGGTATCACATATGCCAATGAAACAAACAGGACGTAAAGTCTATAAAACAATGCAGGGTAAATCTATTGATATGGATTTACTGCGTCAAAAAAACGAACTTACTCCAGCAGTAGGAAATGCTCGTGTCAATGCACGTGGCGACGAATTAGGCCCAGGTGGTAAAATTATTCGTACTAGAGAACAAATACTTGCTGATCACAGAGCTGAAAACCCAGGAGTAACTGATGAATTACCTGTAGCAAAAGACGAACAGGTTACATCTTCACCGGATCCACTAGAAGTTACTAACGAGGATTGGGTAGAAGATGATGATGGCAACTTTGTACAAAAAGGTGACTAAATGGCAATTAACATAAACCGTATTAAGGCAGATATAAGACCTATTAAAAATAGAGTGCTTGTCTGTGATATGCACTTTGGAGAGCAAAAGACAGCAAGTGGTTTGATCATTTCAAACGATGACGGAACGTCAAGAGGAATATATCCTCGTTGGGGTAAAGTTTATGCTAAAGGTCCAGACAACACAGATGAATATTATATTGGAGACTGGATTCTTGTTGAACACGGCCGTTGGACAAGAGGTGTTGATATTGATAATGGTAAACAAGAACTTACTGTAAGAATGGTAGAGGCAGAAAGTGTACTAGCATTTTCTAAAGAAAAACCAGCAGATGTATACATTGGAAATGAATAGAGGCTAAATTGACACAAGTAGATTTAAATAAGTATAAAGACTTTGTAGAACAAGTAACAAGTGAACAAAGTAACAATGTTGCAAACATGCATCATAGAATGGTAGAGATTAGCGAAAAGGTTAATCCAGCATTGCTACTAACAGGAGCAATTGGTATTGCTTCAGAAGGAGGAGAGTTCAGTGAAATTGTTAAAAAATGTATCTTCCAGGGTAAACCAATGGATGATGAAACTGTCTTTCATTGCAAACGAGAACTTGGCGATATTATGTGGTATTGGATTAATAGTTGCCGCGCATT